CGGCTCGACGAGATTGAAGAGCTTCTGACCGAGGAATTCCTGAACGAGGCCGACCCGCGCGAGTGGCCCGGCTTTGGCGAGTCGCCGGCTACGTGGAGCAGCGACGTGCGCGGGAATCGGCACTGGATGAAGAAAAACGCCGTGGGCACGGCGGCCACGTTGCGCACGCTGCACGATCTGGTTGACCGGCACCTCGGCAATGTGAGCAAGGACCCGGGCACGCAAGACAAGCGAGACGACGACCTCGACAAGCACATCAACCGCTACGAGCAGGAGGCGGCCAAGCTACTCGACAAGGTGCAGGCGGCAGGCCGCAAGTAAGTGCACCGCCCGTCCTTCCTCGCGTTCTTCCTGGCGTGGGCCGAGCGTCAGGGCTGGGCCGTGCCCGAGCCGCACATCCGCATCTGCCATTGGCTGGAGCACCGCGGCGACTTGGCCGTTTTGCGCTGCCATCGGGGTATTGGCAAGTCTACCCTGCTGGCCGTATACAACGCTTGGCGCTACAAGTACGACCCGAACTACCGCATCCTGCACCAGTCGGAAGCGGACGGCACCGCCTACAAGACCAGCCGCGACACACAAAACGTGCTGCGCCGGCACCCGTGGACCGAAGGCATGTTGCCGGACGGGCAGGGCACCGTAGAGCAGTGGTGGGTTGTCGGCGCGACCGACGCGCGGAACGCCTCGATGTACGCCAAAGGCATCCTGTCCAACGTCACCAGCGCGCGCGCGGACGAGTGCCAGAACGATGACGTGGAGGTGCCGCGGAACATCGGCACGCCCGAGGCGCGCGAGAAGTTGCGCTATCGGCTTGGCGAGCAGACACACATTCTGGTGCCCGGTGGCCGGCACCTGTACATCGGCACGCCGCACACTCACGACAGCCTGTACGACGAGCAGGAACGGTTGGGCGCTGACTGCCTGACCATCCGCATGTTTGACAAGGAGCATCGCACCGACAAGCCGGCCATGGCGATCGATGCGGGCTTCGCGCCCGAGTACGTCTTCATTGGGATCGGCAAGGGCGCGCGCCTCCTGAAGCCCGAAGTCGATTACTGGGTCAAGGGCACGCAGGTTCGCTTTGCCGGCATGCCCGAGGGCTTCATCGACTGCTACGCCGGCTGCGCTTGGCCGGAGCGGTTCACGCGCGAGGAACTGGTAAAGCGCCGGCGCAAGACCCGGACCATCAACGAATGGGATTCTCAATACCAGCTCCACAGCAAGCCGATCGGGGACGTGCGCCTCGACCCTGAAAAGATCGTCCCCTACGACCTGAAGCCGAAGCTGACCACCGCCAACCGGCAATCGGTGCTCATGCTCGGCAACGTGCGCATCGTGAGCGCCGCGTGTCGATGGGACTGCGCCCTTGGCAAGATCGACACGGACGCTTCAGCCATTTCGCTGGTGTACAGCGATGCAGCGGGGCGACTCTACTGGCAGTTTGCCGTGGGCCTGACCGGCGACATCGACGACCAGTGCGACCAGGTGCGCAAGCTGGTGATCGAATACCACATCCCGAGCGTCACGGTCGAAACGAACGGGCCGGGCGGCTTCGTTCCGCCGATCCTCCGCAAGCACCTCAAGGGGCAGGGCGGCAAGAAACCGCTGCCCGCGGTGATATGCGGGGTCGTTGAAGATCACGCCAGCACGAACAAGAACAAGGACATCTTGGACGCCTTCGAGGCGCCCATGTCCATCGGCCTCCTGTGGGCGCACGTCGATGTGCTCGACGGCCCCATGTGGGACCAGATGAAGGACTGGAACCCGGCAGTCGCGAATCAGCCGGACGATTATCTCGACTCCGGCGCGCGCGCGATCCGCGCCACCCCGGTGCGGATAGGCAACGGGCAAGGCGCCAAGATTTCAGCAGAGGTAGGCGGTGCAATGTGGCGGCCAGATTCTGGCGTCCATGAAGTCACGCTGGAGGCCTCCGAATGACCGTTCCCGTTCAAGACCCCGAAGTTGCGCACACTGGCAACGGGGTCACAACTGTCTTCGCCTTCCCCTTCCTGCTGTTCGACGCAGCCGACATGGTTGTACGAGTCGGTGGCTCGCTCGCGGTCCTCAATGTCGATTACACGGTGGCCGGGCTGGACAACCCCGCAGGCGGCAACGTGACCTTTACTGTCGCCCCTGCCGCATCGGTGAGTGTCACCATGCAGCGCGACATCCCGCTCAACCGGGAAACGGACTACCAGTACTCGGGTGACTTTGAATCGCCGGTGGTCAACCGCGACTTCGACCGCACTTGGATGGCGCTTCAGGACACGAAGAAGGGCACCGAGCGCGCCGTCCGCCACGACCCTGCCCGAGGCCACCGCGCGCGCCCTGAAGGGACTCGCATTCGACGCTGACGGCAACATCATCGCCGCCCCGGCTTCCGATGCCACGAGCCTGGCCGCGCTGTTGGAGAGCCCGGCTCTCGACACCTCGGGCGCTGGCGTGGTGGGCTTTGACGCCGCCAACAACTACGCGGCTGGCACGGTTGGTGCCGCAGCGAAAACGGCAGTCGAATTCCCGCTGGATGTCGCCGACATTGTGAGCGCAGCCAAGGGCGCCGCTTTGGTGGGCTACAAGCCAAGCTACACAGGCGCCGTGGGGTCCACATTGGCGGATGTGCTGGACGAGCGGGTCAGCATGAAGCGCTTCGGCTTGCGCACGACGAACACCGGCGCGCAGAACGTGACGGCGTGGAATGCAGCGATTGCTTACGCAATCACGCAGGGCGGCATGACGCTGTACATCCCGCGCGGCACCTACGATTTCAACGACACTCTTTCCATGGTTGGTGCCAACAACGTGCGGATCTCCGGCGACGGACCCGACGCAACGATCCTGCGCATCACGCATGCGACGGCAGACTTCATCAGCGCCACGGGCGAAACGTCCTACCAGACCTACGACAACTTCAGCCTGACGAGCACGGTGACGCGAACAGCCGGCGCCATGATGAAACTCGGGACCGGCGCGCTCGGTCTGTGGAAGCGTGGGCTCGTTCATCGCGTTCGCATCCAGCAGCACTTCAACGGCATCGACATCCCGGGCTTCGAGCAATCGACACTCTCGGAAGTGTTCATCGTTCGCCCGAGCGGGGCCGGCGCATCGTTGATCTGCGGGGTTGCAGCAGCCTCCAACCAGGCTGCAAACCTCAACATCCTGAACTGCTTCGGGCGCGGCAACGACGACATCACCAACGATGATCCGATCGGCCTGACCGCGATCATGCTGTACGACATCGAGGCCATTTTCGTTGTCAACAGCGATTTCGCGAACTACAAGAACCAGATCATGGTGGTGTCGCCCACCACTCGATGCGCCAATTGCCATTTCGTGCAGACCTATTTCGACGGCACGAAGCTTGGCGACAACGTGCTGATGCAAGGCGCTGGCATCAAGCAACAGTTTCAGTTCACGGGCTGCTGGTTCAATGGTGCTGGCCGTCACGGCTCCGGCGCGATTGACTGCTACGGCGTGAATGCCATAGGCGCGGGCGAATACTTCGACATCAACTTCACCGGGTGTCGCTGGTTGTCGCATTCGGGCGCGCAGTTCGTCTCGCGATCCGTTTGGATGGACTTTAATTTCGTCGGGTGCGTTTTCGTGAACCCTGGCCTGAATGCTGGCAGTGCACAACGCCACTCGATGCTGTTCGACCCAACCGGCGTAGTTGTGAAGTGGCCGGTCATCACCGGGTGCAAGTTCGAAGGAACACCGGTCGGCGCAACGAATGTGGTCTGCACCGGCAACGCATCCACCAACATGGTGATCAGCGGTTGCAACCTCGACCGCGGGCTGGTGAAGGCAGCTACGGCGTACTTCGGGCGGGTGCAAGGGAACTACGACGCGCTGGCGAGCGCTTCCGTAGCCTCTGCTTCCAGCATCACCATCCCATCGACCATCGACTATGTGGTGATCAGCGGCACGACCACCATCAACGAGATCCGCCCGACCTGGCCGGGACACAAGGTGTCGCTCCGGTTCACCGCAGCGCTCACTGTGGCGGATGACGCCGGGAATTTGCGGCTGGTCGGCAACTACGTGACCACTGGGAACAGCATCCTTACGTTGGTCTGCGAGGCCAATGGCGACTGGCGCGAAGTGGCGCGGGCGACATCGTGACGCGCTCCCGTCCGGCGCCCCTCGAATCCGAGCCAACCGAAGGGGCGCGCCTCATGAAATTCGATCCAACGATTAACTCCGGGACCATCCTACAGACGGTCGTTATCGCCCTTTCCGGGGTCGCCCTGTTCTTCGGGTTGAAGGCCGAGAACGCGCAGAACAAGGCCGAGCTTGAGCAGGTCAAGGCCGTGGCCGCGGTAGAGCGCACGCAGACCACGCAGGCCCTCACCGAGATCAAGGCCGAAATGAAGGAGCAGGGCAAGACGCTCAGCGACCTGAAGGAGGGCATCGCCATCTTGCGCGGGCGCTCCGCTGAAACCGGAGGCAAGCGATGAACTTCGATCAAGCGTTCGAGCGGCTGCTGGGCCACGAGGGCGGCTACGTCAACGATCCCGATGACCCAGGCGGCGAGACGAACTGGGGCATCACCATTGCCGTGGCGCGTGCGGAAGGCTACAGCGGCGCGATGCGTGATCTGCCCATTGAGAAAGCCAAGGACATCTACCGCAAGAGCTACTGGAATCCGGTGCATGCCGACGAACTGCCCGAAGCTGTGCGCTTCGATGTTTTCGATGCCGCCGTGAACCATGGTGCCAGCCAGGCGGCGAAGTGGCTAC